TTTGGTCCTAATTCCTTACAGCCGCGAAATAGTCGGCTAAACCTGTTTCGAGCGGATAAGACGCTTGAACTTTTGAAGGTGCTGTGTTTTTGCACTCAATCGTTCCTTGAGACGTGGTGAAGATCTGGCGTTTGAGATTTTGCCCGCGACCAGAAGACTGCGCAAGCAAGACCGTGTTGAAGTAACGGCCCACTTTCGGAGGGAGAGCTTTTCCCAAAGTGTTAGGATAGTAACGCTCCGGGCCACTTTCGTCTCCCATCGGTTTGATGTGGCAGTTGATTATCACGTTGCATTTTACGGACTCGTCGTAGAGCATACGAAGAAGGTTTTCGACCAAAACCTGAGCCAAGCCCCAATCGGATTGATGCGGGTGCTGGCCGAGGCGACCGTTCATTGCCAAAATGTAAGACAAAGCTGCATCGGAAAGCATGGTGAGCGAGTCGATGACGAGAACTGTTTTGCTGTCCCATGTGGTGATGGGGCCGAGGCTCGTGTCGCCGTCTTTCCAATCGCCCAACATGCTTGTCGTGCGCTGCCAAACGCTGGCCTTCGCGGGGATCAACTTGCCGCCCACGTTTTTCATTGGCTCCGTGATGGTCACGTAATCCACGTTTGCGATGCTGTCTTTCGCGTAGCGGCCTGATGTGAGCAAATCGCGCAGCACATCCACGCCGTTGTCGAGATCGAGGATGCGAATTTTGTAGTTCGCCGCCGCAAGGCTCGCAAGTGCGCCGGTCTTGCCTGATCCCGAGTCGCCCACGAACAACAGCTTTGTGGTGTCAGCGGAGTGATGGTCTTTAAGGGATGGCATTATTGCATCTCCGCTTCAACAAGACCTGAAAGGATAAGTTCAGCAGTTGCTTTGTTTTCGCACACAGCAATTTTGCGATAAACGCCATCTCGATCTGCTTTGATGATGCAGAAAGTTGTGCCTTCTTCTATGTAAATTGCGTAAGAGGTCATGTCATGCTCCGTTGTAGTGCGACTGATATTTGTTTTGCCAAAAGTTCGTGAGGCGTTGTGGCGACTGCGATCCAGGTTTGCGATTTACGGTCGAAGACGATGATGATGTAACCGTCGTCTGAGTGGCGAACGATGTGGACGCTCATATGTCACCGCGAACTTTGAGCGGGTCCCAGATGCGTTTAGTGAAATCTGCGCGAAGCCACTCGTGACGCACGGATGGGGGAAGGCCGCAGATTTTACGGAACGGACAACCGCCATACATGCCGCAGGCTTTGTCGTTCATCGGCCAATAGTTTTGTGCAGCGTAAAGTTCGGCTGTGGCGATGTATTGCCCGAGGTCGAAATACCATTCTTCCAGCCCACTTTCAGTCCGTGGAACGACGCCTCGCAAGAAACGTGTGAAGGTCTGCGCGATCTGCGCACCGTCCACGATGATGCCTTCGATCTGCACGTTGTAAACGATCTTTCCCGCAATCGCGTAAAGCGACATCTGGTTGTCGGGTGTGAACTTGTCGAAGAACGACTGGTTGATTGTGGACTTTGTGGTTTTGCGGTCGAGCACGAAGGCTTTGCCATTAAGCGTGGCGAGACGATCAAGATGCCCGCAGAGCAAAATGCTTTCGCCTTGGAGTGACGTGTAGCCGCTGTCGAAGCGGAACGAAAGTTCGACCGCAGGCTTGCCATTCGCGAGGCGCACAGTTTCAATCGGATCGTCTTTGAACTGATCGAGATACCAAACGATGCTGCGCAGAAGCGTCAGGCGATTTTTGTTTGGGTCGTCTGAAATCCACGGACGATTTTTTTGCTCGTCCCAAGTGATTGTCAACACATATCTAACCACTTCACGCAGCGCTTCGTCATAACCCATGCCGCCGAAGCGCAGATGATCGTATTGTTCAAGCGCGGAGTGAAAGTGAAGGCCGAAAGTTAGGTGGACGGAAATCTCACGCGGCTGCCAGCCTTCGAGGATGGAAAGCTGGTAATAGCGTGGGCACGTTTTGAAAGCGCCTATCGAGGTGCTGTCCCACGCAAATTGAAAGCGCGGAGTGATTAGCGAAAGTGAGTTGTTTACGACTTCTGACATGGGGCGTCCCTGTCTGTTAGGATTTGCGAGTGTCTGCACCGATCTGAACCATGCGATAGCCGTTCATCAGCATCGCTTGAATGCCGTCGTGATGTCCTCTCAAAAACATGGTGTGTGCGATGAGACGCTCGATCTTTTCACTTGCCTCATCCCCGAGCCATGTTGACGCCTGCTGCCGAATGTCCTGCACGAGTTGCTCAAGTTCTTCTTTGGTCAGCATGGGGCACCTTAAAAGTTCAAGTCGATGTCTTTTAGAAGTTCGTCTGCTGAAAGGATCGGGCCTTTCTGGCGAGGCGCTTTTTTGGGCTTTGGCGCTGCTTCCTGCGCGGCAAACTTTTCCCTCTGCGCTCTCAAATAGTCGATGATCCTATCCGCCTCTGCGTCCGTGATCTGCGGGGCGCGGTTCATCAATTCTTCGAGGCTTGCAGGGGACGCCTCTTCTAAAATCTTTTCCCCGATATGCTCGGCATTAGCCGTCGTCGATGAGGGCTGTGATGCTGGGGTCGAAGGCGACTGACTTTGCATGAGCTTTCCTCTTTATTTGCTGCAGATACGCATGGATGATGAGTCGAAGAGCCTTGGACCTGCCGACCGTCCGAATGCCTTCGCGGCAAAAAAGCTGGTCGATTTCTTCCAAATCCTTCGTGAAAATGTGGAAGTGGATTTTTGTCGTGTCCTCAGAAAGCCGAGCGGCCATTTTAGTCGTCTCCTAACAAGTCGGCTAAGTTGTAAAGGGGGCCGTCTCCCTGTGGGTTTTGTTTAAGGGCTTCGCCCTGCGGGGGCGTGGACTGCACTTGCGGTTTGTCGGTTTTGACTATCCAAATATGTGTCGGAGAAGTGGGGGATCGGGAGATTTGAAGAATGTCGAGGTCAGGGTCTTTTCGTTTTGCTGCGTAAAGGCGCTGAAGTGACATCTGGTAATTGCCCAGAAGTTCGACTTCAATTCCGTAGTCGGAATGATAAGCCTCGTAGAGCAACTCCATTTCTTTCGACATTGCACCTTTTACCTTTTGGCAAAAAGAAAGCGGGGGCAGACCCCCCGCTCGCCAGTAGTTTCAGAGGTCCATCGTCTGGCTGACGGACAAGCGGGGAAGGGAGGAAACGAAAACCCCGCTATTTGACGGGTCGATGGCCCGGCCCACCTGGCAGTCACCGTTGCATTCGCCAGTAGAATGCAGCCATCGCCCTTTACGTGCGGGCCTTAGAAAAGGTCCGAAAGCAGGTCGCCAGCAATCTGGCGGGAAGAATTGACACGACGCTCGGCTTCCTCACGGATTTCCGGCTTGTGCTGGAGAACCTTCGCGACGTATTCGGAAATCTGCTCGGCGGAATAGTCCGAAGGATTGCCGCCCTTCTTGCGGATAGCCGCAAGAACCTGCTCCTTGGCGATCTTGTTCGCCTCTTTGGCGACCGGATCAGCGGCGGCTTTCGGGGCGCGGACAGTGAACGAATAGGCGTCAGCATACGCCTGAAACTCTTTCGACAGGGCCGTGGCGTCAATCTCACCAGCTTCCGCGAGCTTCTTAATCTTGGCGATCAGCGAGGTCCGCACGTTGTCCGCGAGGACATGGTTCAGCTTGTCCGCTTCGAGCGCGGTCAGCACATGGCCTTCAGCGTAGGGCTGCGCGACGGAGACGTTGACGCCATGCGGCAGCTTGAGAGCACGATTTGACATTTACTGGTTCCTTAAATTTTAGGATTGTGGGGGATGCCCCTTTGACGATTTAAGGTGCCATAAGGTTTGGCCCATTGCAACTAAAAAGTTGCGCGCTGGGGAAAAAACTTAAGGCCATTGCATACCGTCTAGCAAAGGGGCCTAATACCCGTCACCACCCGTGCCAGCCGCACAGCGCAATCAGCCGTCCGGGCTTTTTCACTTTCCATTTCGGAGCCTTGCGTTGCGCCTCAGTTAAAACATTGGGCTTGGGTGCAGGACGCTTCGGCTCCGCCTGTCTGCCCATTTCCTGACGAGCGAGTGCGGCCTTTGCAGTGGACGCTCTTGTTGCCTTAACTTGTGCTTCGCGTTTTTGCCGCAGTCGATTGGCTTTTTGTTCTTCGGTGAGCACAGGTTTGTTTTTGGCGCGTCTTGCTCGCGCAAGTTCAAGTGTGCGTTCGCGAAATTCTGGATCATTTGTGTAGCGTTCCTTTGTGCGAGCTGCGCGTTGTTCTTTGTGTTCGCGGTTCCAACGTCGATTGATTTCTTTTCGTCGCTCGGCGCTTGCCGCTTTCTTTTCTTCGCGAAGGCGCTCAAGTTCCGCGAGGGTTTCTGGCGGAAGGTCGAGTCCTTTTTTGCGTAAGCGGTAACGAGCGGAATGTAATCGCGCTTTCTCGCGGTTTTCCTCTCGCCACGATTTTTTATCGAAGGCCATGGAATAACTCCTTTGGAACGCAGGCGAAACCGATCTTATAACCAAGTCCGCCTTGCGCTGCCACAGTTTTTCCAGCGTTGTCGCAGGCTTCTTTGGAAACAAACTCATGCGAGGTCGTGGCAATGTTTGCACCGACGAACCAGATTATCAAAACCCATGCAGGCATGTCATTCATCTCCATCAGGTTCGAGTGATGCGTCGTGGGAAAGGGCTTGATAGGCTCGTTTCACGCGAACGCGGTTGAGGATGTTCGCGACGCTGCCCGGTTCGACGCCGACAGCTTCTGCAACTTGCTTTCGAGTCTTGCCGTCGTTCACAAGTTTTTCCACGAGCAATTCGCGATCAGTAATAGGTAAAGCCTGGACTTCTTTCACCCAATGCGCGCTGTGTGATGGGTTCTCGATGTGCGGGACTGCTTCAGGAGATTTGTATTTATGGTAGAAATCTGTTCCTTCACCCTCGAGCCATTTCAAGCGTGGGATGGAAAGAAGCATGTGGCGCTGTGTGCTTCCCGCAGCGACACCTTCCGATTTGAGCCCCGTGACGACCGGGACATATCTGCTAACCTTCTCGATCTTCATCTTTCAAGGCTTTCGTTGCGTAAAGGACTGGAAGGGGTTCGATGAGAATAAGGTTGGGTTGGAGAGGAAGTTTGTCACCTTCCCAATAGGTGGATAAATCTGCGAAAGGTTTGAGTGCGGATTTAAGTTCCGCGATGCAGACGTCGCGCTTTGCTATGGTCGCGTTCGCTAATTTTTGAAGTTCCATGATAATTTCGGTTTGGTCGTCACTCATTCCTTATC